CCGACCCGACCGACTCGTTCCGCGTCGGCTACGTGACCGACGCCGCGGAGGAGGGCGACGACCTCATGTCGCCGGCGCCGAACCCCCGCGACTACGGCGCGTTCCCGCTCGGGAAGAGCGCGAAGGACGACATGCAGGACACGCTGACCTGCGCGGCGAAGAAGGGCTGGGGCGCGAACTCGCCGCAGATCGCGGGCGGCGGCGCGGTGCTGAGCCACCCCGACCTGCCGGGTCACCACCTCCACGTCGCGGCCGACGGCAAGTGGTCGCACATGGGTCCGCACACGCCAGACGGCAACCCGAAGATGCACGGGACCGGCGCCGGTGCCGGGGAGCTCAAGTCGCACCTGCGCGGACTGCACCAGGGTCTCGCGAAGCGCGGTCCGCGGATCGTCTAGTCCCGTGACCATCATCACGCACCCGCGTAAGGCCGACGCGATCCCGCAGCTCGCCGGCTCCGACGTGCCGGGCGGCTCGATCCTGTACACGTGCAGCGGGATGAACGAGCACAACAAGAAGTGCGGCAAGCTGATGTTCATCTGGATGCCGCCGGTCGCCGAGGTCGTGACCGGCGAGTCGACGACGAGGGTCGTGAAGGTCGACCACGGTCGCATCGAGGTGAAGTGTCGTCGCTGCAAGACGCTGAACTACATCCTCCTGGAGGTCGACCCGGAGGACTGAGCAAAGTGGTGTACATGAGAAAAGTTGGTGTACTATCGCAGTAGAGAAGTTCACCTGCGGAGCGCCTTGGTTGAGCGCCAGACGGTGGTCACTCACTGACTGGAGATCAACCGATGAACACGCAGAAGGCAACCTCGGAGCTGAAGGACCTCGACGTGGACCGCGTGGACGGCGTCGACAAGCCCGCCACCGGTCGCAACTTCCTCTTCATGAAGGACGAGGGTGGCGCGTCGGCCGTGCTCAAGGGCTACGGCATGCTCGCGACCGTCGCGTCCGAAGTCCTCACCAAGATGCGCACCGACAAGAACGCGACCGTCTCCCGCAAGAGCGCGATCGCGCTCAACGGCCTGGCGCAGGTCCTCGGCCAGGACGCCGTGTTCGTCGGCAAGTCCGTCCCGACGCAGCCGTACGTGTTCACCGAGCCCGACGCCGACAAGCGCGGTCCGGCTGACGAGAACATCGGCGGCAACTTCACGCCGCGCTCGATGCCCGGCTCGATGGTCGGCAGCGTGCAGTTCCGGATGAAGGACGAGGACGAGGACGACGACGAGGACGCCAGCAAGACCGCCAAGTCGAAGGCGAAGGCCGCCTACGACGAGGACGAGGACGACAAGAAGTCGAAGGCGGCGAAGGGGAAGGCGAAGGACGCAGACGCCGACGCCGACGACGACGCGATGGACGGCAGCGAGCGCGCCAACCGCGGCGTGGCCCGCAGCCTGGACGCGATGGCCAAGGGCATCGAGGCTCTCGCGAAGAGCATGCAGGACCTCCCCGCCGCGATCGTCAGGGCCGAGAAGGCGGAGATCGCGAAGATGCAGGGCGGCAGCGAGGACGAGTCGGCCGAGCCCGTGAAGAAGGCCGCGAAGAGCCGGCAGATCGTCGACGACGAGCCCGTGTCGGTCCGCAAGGGCCAGGGCGGGTACGACCCGCGTTTCGGCGTGGGCTTCGGCGACGTGGTGTTCGGCGGCAAGAAGTAGGAACGCAGTCACAGACTAGCGCGCCGCTGAGCGCCTAAAAGGAAAGAGGAGGGAACACAGATGCTCATCCGATGGCTCGAGAAGGCGACCTTCAACACGGCGGACGTCACCGCACCTGCGGGCGGCGGTCTGCTCTCGCCGCAGCAGGCCCGCGAGTTCCTGCGGGTCCTGATCGACGAGTCCGTGCTCCTGAAGGAGGCGAACAACCAGACCTCGCTCTCGCCGAAGTTCGAGGTGCCGCGCATCAGCTTCGGGAACCGGATCCTCCGGCCCGGGACCGAAGGCGCGCGCCTGGCCGACGGCGACCGCGTGAAGCCGCTGACGGGCCTGGTGACGCTGTCGACCAACCTGTTCAAGGGTGAGGTCCCGGTGAGCGACGAGCTCTTCGAGGACAACATCGAGCGGGACGCCCTGGCGGACACCATCATGGTGATGATCGCCGAGGCGGTGGGTCGCGACGTCGAGGAGTACGCGATCAAGAACGACACCGACCGGACGACCTCCGACGGTGCCGACTACGCGCCCCTGTCGCAGTTCGACGGGCTGATCAAGCAGCTCCAGACGGGGCTGCCGGCGGCGCACAAGGTCGACGCGAGCGGCATCAGCTCGTACGACCAGCTCTTCCGCAACATGATCGCCGCGCTGCCCGCCAGGTACCGCCGCGATCCCACGGCCCTGCGCTTCTACGTGCCCGTCAAGCACAACGACGGGTACCAGTCGGAGCTCGCCGGCCGCGGCACTCCGCTCGGTGACACGAACGTCACCGAGAACCTCCGGCTGAAGCTCGCCTTCCGCGGCGTGCCGGTGGTCCCGATCCCGCTCATGACCGGCATCAGCACGATCGGCGGCGCGGAGATCAACTACGACGACTTCGCGATCCTGACGCACCCGCTGAACCTCTACGTGGGCTGGCACCGCCGGATCCGCGTGGAAAGGTGGCGCGACCCTCGGGATGCGGCCACGTCGTTCCTCCCGACCCTCAGGTTCGACGTGAAGTACGCCGACCCGAGCTTCGGGATCCTCGCGAGCAACATCGCCCTCGGCTCCGCCTAGGGCTGACATCGACTGGCCGGCGCTCCGCCTTGGGGCGCCGGCCGGTCTGCAGTTCCCTTTGCTCCTGCCGCCCCGACCGGGCGTGACGGGACGGAGAAAGGACACACCATGGCTCAGACGACCAAGCGCGGCTACACCGACAACCTCCGCTACTTCCGCCGCTGGCTCCAGGGGCGCGGCGTCAACATCCGCGAGACGCTCGTGACGGTCGACGCCTACGCCGACGTGCGCATCGTGGTCCCCGGCCTGCACGACGACGACAAGGTCATCAGCGTGCTGAACATGACCGACCTGGTCGACGTGACCGGCGACCTCGACGACGGCGCGACGGCGGCCTCCCGCGTCATCCAGAACCTCACCTTCACCGCACTGGCGAAGGGGCTCGAGGGCAACAAGATCGGCGTCGCCGCCTGGCAGGGTCTCTCGGCGTACAACGCCACCGACCGCATCAGCGCGCCGCTGAGCGTGAAGTTCTCGGGCGAGACCATCACGGTCTACCTCGCGACCGACGGCTCCGGCGTGGCGCTGACCGACGGGAGCAACAGCGCGACCAAGGTCCGCAACGCGATCCTCGCCGAGCAGGAGGCGCTGCACGGTGACGCGTGGGTCGACGTGACCGGGTCGAGCGGCACCGACTGGACCATCTTCACGGTCCTCCTGCTGAGCGGCGGCACCGCGTTCAAGCAGGGTCCGTCGTTCGCGTCGCTCGTGACCGGCTTCACCAGCCCGTATGACACCGGCAACGTCCGCTACACCGCGGTCCAGGCCGGCGCCGAGGGCAACGACATCACCATCGAGTACGCCGCCGGTGGCGCGCTCGCCGTGGCGGTGGTCGACGACGCCATCACGGTGACGTACGTGGTCGGCGTGACGACCGCGAAGGACGTCATCGACGCGGTCAACGCTGATGCCGACGCGCAGCAGCTCGTGCTCGCGAGCCCCGTGCGCTACGGCACCGGGTCCGCTGGCTCCGCCGACGAGGGCGACACCGCGGGCTTCATCGAGACGCTGGCGCCGACCAACCTCTCCGGCGGCGTCGACCCCGGCATCCAGCTCAGCGTGCCCTCGGACACGCCGCTGGCCAGCAAGACGCTCAAGGTCATGTGGGTCACCCGCGACCAGCGCGACGAGGACACCCGCGCGTAGTCGAGCTACAATACGAGTGCGGGGAGTCGCAGATGGTGCGACTCTCCGCACTTGAAGTAAACCCGAAGCCCAGGAGGCTCAGCGTGAAGGACGACCGGAACCAGGGCGCGTCATACGGATACGTGATCGTCCCCAAGGGCGGGCTGTCCGTCGATGGGGTGCGGTTCCCCGAAGGTCCCCGCGCCGCGGGGAAGAAGGGGTGGTTCAAGCTCCTGCTGCTGGCCGGCTG